CAACTATATGTGGATGGGGTAGACCAGTAGCACCACATCCACACGCTGAAATGATTATGAAATATGCAGAAGTAGCGCAAAGACGTGCTGATCCTTGGGTTGAGTTTGAGATCACATTTGATGAAGATGCCGACTATTGGAGTAGTTGTGATGTTGAGCTTAGATTTCTTGTTGATGGTAGACGTTACCGCCACATTGGAGATAATAAATGAAAGACAACGCAATAATTTGGTGCTTAATCGCATCATTTGTAGCCGGTGGCTTGGTTGGATTCGTAGCAGTAGCAACTATGCACCGTCATTATCATGAAGTAATTAAAACGTCTATTGGTGAATTTATCATCCATGATGGCAAAATTTACAGTGTTTACGAGATGGAGCGTAATGTTCGTGGGGAGATGGTGACAAGATGACAAAAGATGAAGTTTACAATCGCCTACAAATGGCGCAGAAAAATAAAAAAGAACTTAAAAAAGTTAAGCTGGATCTTTTAAAAGAGATCCAGCAATTAAAACTAATGTTGCGTGCTTTAGAGGAGGAGGAACAGTGGGCGAATTAATATTTTTCACGGGCGTACTTGTCTTAATCGTTTGTTTTTTTATCGAGTACGCTGATGGGGATTGATGACATAGCGGCACTTACATTTTTTGTTTTGGGATTGATTTTGGCGGGAATATGGTTATACCACTAATTAAACCGGTTGAAGCGTTAACGCCAGTGCAGAGCGAATGCAAGCACGAACATTGGCGCATTTATCAAAGCCGCGGTTATAGAGAATGCGACAAGTGCAAGCTGCAACGACCAATTTTTAATGTTGTGAAGCATCAACGATGAATATTAGTCAGATTTTTATTAACTTGTCGCCATTTTTGCGCGACAAGTTTACAAGTGAAGTATTCACCTTGGGTTTGGTGCATGAGTTGAATCAAAAGCAATTTGAGGTACGTTGCAAGCGACTCATTCGCCAGCACAATGGTGAAACCAGAAAGTTGTACAAGGCTCTTTCTAGGCTAAATGCAGCCGAGAGATTAAGATTTTTTGATGTAGTAAGTGGAGTAGATGATGGATCACAAAGAGCTGTGCAAGATCAAAGAGATCGTGAGATATAGCGCAAAGACTGGCAATTTTTATCGTGGCGGATCTGATTCGCCAGCCAAGCTGGTAACTAAAAACAAACACGCATTAATCGCACTTCGTAAAGCGGAGTTTCACAACATGTACTGTGCATGGAAAATTGCAATTTACATGTCACATGGCTACTGGCCCGACGATGGTGATACTTGCGAGTATGTTGATGGTGATGCAAGTAATCTAAGTTTAAATAATTTGCGCGTCATACATTTTGAAGATGATGAAACAACTGTCATGGATTATTGCATTGATAACCAGCTTGATTATCGGTATGTATCACTGAAAATGCGAAATCAAAAACGGATCCGCAGAAGTGTTGGTGGTATGACGTACTGGTTTTACAAAAAGGAGGATTTTGCACGTCAATGCAGAAATTTAAAAAAGGTTGATATTGAGAAAGTAATAAAACCGGGTATGGGTAGACGCAAAAACCAGCACTTCAGAGATTTTTTAAGCAGGCACATGATTGTGCCGAAACGATGGGAGATGACGTTATGTTAAAAATAGATCAAAAGATTGTCGGTTATAAAGTATTGACTGACACAGAAGAACAAAAACCAGAAACACAGTTAATGCACGAAAACTTAGTGCGACCAAACTGTTTGACTGGCACAACGTATAAGATCAAAACACCACAATCCGATCATGCGCTGTACATCACCATCAACGACATGGTTTTAGACGGTGTACATCATCCCTATGAGATGTTTATCAACTCTAAAAACATGGATCATTTCCAGTGGGTGTTGGCAATGACTCGGTTGGTGTCTGCTGTGTGGAGAAAGGGTGGTGACTCTACGTTCTTAGTTGAAGAACTCAAAAATGTCTTTGACCCGAAGGGTGGTTACTATAAACGTGGTGGTGTGTATATGCCATCACTGGTAGCAGAAATAGGAACAGTTATCGAGCAACATCTAGTTGCAACGGGCGTGATTAAAGTTAAGGTAGACGCGCATCAACAGGCGTACTTAGAAGCTAAGAAAGAAGAAGCTAAAGGTGTTGAGATGCAACTCTGCACCAAATGTAATGTCAAAGCTTTGATTCTGATGGATGGGTGCATGACGTGTACTAATTGCGGAGATAGCAAGTGTGGGTGATTTTATCGAGGTTTTCAGATATGAAATTTGAACAATTATCAGCGGACATTAAAAAGGCTGAGGAAGTTTTAAAACAATTGCAGGCAGAATACGATGCACTTAAAAAATGGTCGCCTGTTGGTGGGGAGTGGTTTATTGGATGTGACGATTCCGTTCATAACTATCCTTCGAGAAATGATTATAAAGTTTTTGAACGCCCCACCAAAGAGCAAGCCGAACGCGCGGCAGTTGAGATGCGTAGGTTTAATCGTCTATTAGCACTTAGAGATGAGCTGTGTGGTGATGATGCTGAACTAGGTATATATCATGTTATTTTTCAAAATAGAGATGGGACATATTTTATTGGATATTCTGAACAACAAAATAATGAGATTGGTTCAGTTAGATTCACAACAAAAGAATCTGCCCAACGCGCTTGTGAAATGCTAAACAGCGGGGAGGTGGAGTTATGAGTAATATACACTTTTCAAGTGAAACTGATTTATGGGAAACACCGCAGGATTTTTTTGATAAATATAATGCAGTACATGGTTTTGATTTAGATGTTTGCGCGTTACCAGAAAATGCAAAATGCAAAAAATATTTCACACCAGAAATGGATGGGTTAAAACAAGAATGGACTGGGGTCGTTTGGTGCAATCCTCCTTATGGTAGACAAATAAAACACTGGATTAAAAAGGCATACGAGTCATCTTTAAAAGGCGCAAAGGTAGTAATGCTTATACCCGCAAGAACAGATACTGCTTATTGGCATGACTACGTTATGAAAGGTGAAATTGAATTTATCCGAGGACGTTTAAAATTTGGTGAGTCTAAAGAAAATGCACCCTTTCCGTCTGCGATTGTTATTTTTAAGGGTGAGTTATGAGTCTTGAATCGTATTTATATGAAGAAAAAATAGATAAAGTAATTGCTAGACGTAACGAACTAGCTACAGCTTTAGAAGGTATTTGTAATGCGTATTTCAATGCTGAGTATGATTTATGTTATTTGAGAATCGAAGATGCTGAGAATGTTTTAGAAAAGTATGAGGAAGATGATGAGTAAAGAACTAGCACTCCGCATTTTAAAACTGCTGTCAGCATTAGAGGCTTATGCCTTTATGATTGAAAAGTTTATGCCAGATTATCTGCATGACGAGCTTATAACAATTGTGGGTGATTTGGAAAGCATCGTGCTTGATAAGCCAATTGAAAACGATTTTTTAACAGCGAGTAAATACAGCGGAGCTGAATACACAAATCCGCACAAACACAATAATGGCTTATTTCAGAGAAATGATACTAACAGCGAGTAAATACAAACCTAATAGGTAAAAGATTATGGGTTTATTAAATGAAGATCAGCTAAATGACATCATGTCAAATGTTCATGTCTGCGATAAGGATTGGTTTGAAGAATTATTGCTAATGTGGAATGATAGACAAACAACAAAACAAGTTCAAATTAATGGAAACAAAATGAAAATTGAAATTAAGAAGTTAGACGAAAAAGTAATACTACCTGCTTACGAAACAGCAGGCGCAGCGGCAGTTGATTTACGCGCCAACATCACCAAGTCAATAAAACTTGATCTTGGCGAAACTGCATTAATTCCAACAGGTATTGCTATCAACATCAATGACGACAATGTTGCGGCTGTTATCTTGCCTCGCAGTGGTCTTGGGCATAATCACGGTATCAAACTCGGCAACTCTGTTGGCTTAATTGATAGCGACTACACTGGCGAGTTGAAAGTATCTGTAAAGAACACTGGCAGTGGCGTATATAAGATTAATCCACAGGATCGCATTGCTCAAATGAAGTTCATCCCCATTGTGCGAGCAGAGTTTATTGAAGTGGAGGAATTTAGCGCAGTGACTGAGCGTGGTGCAGGTGGATTTGGGAGTACAGGAAATGAGTGATTTAAAACAAGCCATGATATGTATCTTATTCGCCATTATAATTTTTGCAGCACTCGCATACAAAGGATTACCCGCATGTTAACAACAACAGCCTCTTACATTTTAATCAGCACTTTGATTTCAAACGGTGTGATAGTTCAAAGTACAGCGACATTCGCAGATAAACCATCCTGCGAATCAGCGGCAACAAGACAGGATTTTGTTTATAAAGATATGCAAATTAAAGGCAAATGGAATTTAACTTGTCATCCATATCAGCTTGCTGGAGAAAAGAAATGAGCGAAGCTAACAAAAAGTATGTGTGTATTTTGAAAGAGATCATAAACAATGGCGATCTGATTACAACACGAAACCATCGAGTGTATTCTAGCTTTAATCTGCCCAATGTCACTTTTACTAAAACGCCATTGGTTACACTGCGCAAAACTGCGTGGAAGAAAGCTCTGCGCGAGATGGAGTGGTTCTTGTCTGGTAAAGCGACTTGTCCAGAGGAATTGCTTGATTGGTGGGATGGTCAACTTGATGTCGAAAACTTTTTGCTTCATGGCTATGGTCAACAACTTAGACACAGCATATTTTTCAACTCAGAATCTTATGAGTCAGATAATTTTGATCAAGTAAAGTTTATCCAAGATGCACTAAAAAACAATCCAAACAGCCGTCGCCTTTTGATGACAACATGGAATCCTGGTGAGATGGCAAATATTACTAAAGCAAACAACAATCCTAACACACCAACGTGTTGCCATAGCATAATCGTGCAATTCTTCGTGCGTAACGGACGTTTAAGTATGAAGTCATATCAACGTAGCGCAGATATGCTTCTTGGCGTACCGCACAACTGGATACAATCTTGGGCAATGCTTCTGTGGTTTGCACATCACGCTGGATTGAAAGTAGGATCCATGACATGGATGTGGGGAGATGCTCACGTCTATGATGAACAATCACACGTTGATACAGCAGAAACCATGATAAGTTTTTACACTGGCATGGACGAAGTAAAAATGGTGTACACACCCACCAGTGAAGACTTTAAGGCATCTGATTTCACCATTGTTGGTGACATACCGGATCCCATTGTTACTACGCGACCTAAATTGCTTTGATGACAAATAGACTTTGCGAGATCTGTCATTTAGAAAAACCGGTGTTGCTGTTTGCACGCGGTAGCGGTGTTTGCAAAGTCTGCAATATATCGCTTGGCGTGCAAGAAACAAATGCTCGAAAAAAACGAGTTTCAACATCAAAGATAAACAACAAAATGTGCAAAAAGTTTTTACAACAACACACAATCATACCGAAAGGCTGGGAGATGACATTATTATGATGACACAACAAGAAAAGCAGATGTATTATGGATTTACGGGCGACTCAGTGCATGAGTCAACAACAGACACAGTACACGCACCAAAACACTACCAAGGCGACGAATGCATATTGGCAATGGAAAAAATGCTAGAACATGACGAGTTTCGTGGTTTTTTGCGTGGAAACATTTTTAAGTACATGTGGCGATACAAAGATAAAAATGGCATTGAGGATCTGCGCAAAGCCAATTGGTATTTAGATCGTTTGATTAAATTTGAGAATTTTTAATGAAAGATTGGCTTTCGAAAGATCATCCCGAAGAAACTATTTTAGTCATTACTAAAGAACGATGCGCTGAGTATATGGAATTGCTAAAATGGCTTGCTGATAATCCAATGGATCCTGTCAGCGTAAGCAATCTAGTATTAAGCAGGCGAGAGAGATGAAACCAAAAATTAAAAAGGTAGGCAATAAATGGCTTTGCTATACCAACTTTTCAGTAGTTGCCTGCGGTGATTCACCAGAGGCGGCATATAACAGATGGGTGGAATTAAATGATAATATGGCAAATTTTACGAACATTAGATGCGTTAGCTATGCTTGCAACAATGCTTCGTGATTTATAAATAAGGAAGCCGCTTTTCAGCGGCTTTTTTTATTCTTCTTCGTCGTATGTATCTTGTGCGCTTTGCAGTTGATACATTATATTGTTTAAATACTTTTGATCTATTCCAGCCGCATCTAATGCATTTTTATAAGCATTCAATCCTTTTTCACCATACCGTGCAGCTTGACCAGCTTTCACAGCAGACTCACCAATAATTCGTGGTGATGATAATAACAAATCTGCTATCGTTGCTGGTATGCCACCCGCTAAATATGCACCTACAGATGTTGCTCCTGCGCGTGCAAGACCTCTTGGAGCATAAGGCGATAACGCTTGACCTGATAGCATAGGCAATACGTTTTCCGCGCCATATGGCTCAAGTTCTTTCAATTTATCCATGCGCAATCCATACGAAGTATTAACATTATTTCGTGTTAATCCCTGCGCCTTGGTTAACTGAGTTTCATCTTTTGTATTAGGCTTTAGATTGAACGTTTTTTCAATATCATCAGCTTCTTTAATTCTGCGTGCTTGATCTCGCATTAGCCACTCATACGCATGTGATTGTTTTGCAATTTCATCTTTTACAGCGTTTGATGTTTTAGAAACCATCATGGTTTTTGGATCTCTAGGATTATTCCAATCACCAAGCTCATTTATGGCTTTTTTAAATGAATCAAAACCCGCAACATTTCTAAAATCTTTACCACGAGGAATACCTTGCAATCTCTGCATTGCTGTTGGCTGTTGTTCTTCTTTCCAACGATTAATTGCATCAATAATTTCATCACGATGTGGTTGCAATGCAAGATTTTCATCAAAACCTTGTCTTTTTTTAATGTTTATTGCATTACGAGCCGCTTGTTCAACTGGCACAAAATCAAGTGGTTGATACCTATTAAACAATTGTTGCAAACTTTCATTTCCTCTAATTTGATTCATCCCAGTTGTATAATCATCTGATGTTTTTGCTCTCATGTTTTTAAGTGATTGCGTTAAAACATCAACTGGCTCAGTAAGCGATGTACCTTCTTCTTTGCGCATGTGTCGCATTAACGCATCTAAAGGATCACCACCACTATAGCCAGCTTGGTATGCCTCACGGATAGGCACATCACCAACACCTGTGTGCGTTCCTAATGCTGACGCGGTTAAATTGCTAATAGGTTCTTTTAGTTTTCCTACCGCTGCAAATGGTGCAACACTTGGATCTAAATTTGACAATGCGCTTAATGCTTTATTTTTTGTAAGCAAACGTGCTGGCTGAATAAATGTTGCTAAATCCGCAGCAACTCTTGCAGGATGTGTAGCCAGTGTTTTCTTGAAATTATCCATACTGCCATATTCATCGGTTATTGCTTGAAATACGGCTTGCAGTTTTTCTGGATTTTTAGCCGTTTCTGGATTGAGTTTGTACATCACATCAATCACCGGCTGTGGCAATACTTTTTGAACTGCCGCATTCCCTAAATCTAATGCGGCTTGTGTTGATTCAATTGGATGCAACAATGGTTCAACAGATGACTTTGCAACATCTATCACATCCATAGGTAAATTAGACAATGCTTCTTTTGGAACATCAGACCATTTACGGTTTTGATCTTTTTCCATTTCGCCTTTTAACTTATCAACCTTTTCATAAATCTTTAATGATAATTCTTTATCACCAAGATTGTATGCATCTTCAGCATCACGAACTAAATCATCAATTTTACTCATGGTTAATTACCTCCGTGCAATTTTCTTAACTGCTCAAGACGATCATTTGGATTTGTTGTATTTGATTCTTTTTTATTTAACGAATTTGATTGATACGATCTTAAACGTGGCTTATAACCAGAATCTTCGCCAAAACCTGAGTTTCGTTCTTCTTCAATTCTAAGAATATTAGTTTTTAAATTTTCTAAATTAGTAATAATCTTTTTAGGATCATCTGTTGCAATAGGAATTGATGGTGCAAGATTTTTTTCTTCTGCTAAAGGAACTGCCGCTCCTGCTAAATCATGACGTTTTAATGATGCAATCGAACCAACTTTATTTCTTGGATCATTACCTTCTGGATCAAATCGTTGAATTGCTGCTGTTGGTGCGTAATTTGTCATACCATATGCTTCTGGCTTTTTCT